GTAGAATACAGCTGTACAATAACAACGAAGACGTCTATTCTTGCCCTAATACAAGACAGTATCCATTTAATCCTACATAATGGTTCAGCTTGTGGTCATGATAGTATTCCTATTATCACTATTCTTTCCTAATATTTACGGAGATTGCTCTGACTTCGATTGGTACTTATCATCACCAGCAGAGCAAGAAAAGTATATGGTAGATTGTGTACCCAGCTATGTCTCCATCTTTCTTAATGATGCTAATAGCGGTGATAAGAAACCAGACCCTGTAGTACCAGGTCCAAATCCTAATCCAGCTCCACCTCCAAGCACTGTAGAAGTCGATGGCATATCATATGTTGTTAACCAGGCCATGCCCGATAATCCATATAAATCTATACTAAACATTAAATATCCAGATGTTTCAATTATAACCACACAGATGTTGAATGACATGAGATCTGCACTTTTGTTGGCCAGTCCTAGGGATATGACTGTGGATGAAGCTACAGAGTATGGTGACCTCGGATTAAATGGAGATAAGACTACCTACGAGTATAAACTATATATCACTATCAAAACCTAATGTTTTAGGATAAAACATGTTGCTTAGTCCAGATATGGAATGTCATCGAATCCTGATAATCTAACCACCTCAATATCTTCATCTAGCATTGATTCTAGACTATCAGGAATATATCCTATCAAATTTTTTGTATATCTATACACATACATCCTATAAGTTTCACTAGCATCGTCTGGTGATGCAAGTTCATCTATTTGCTCTATAGTCTTCCAGTTTAAATATGGCTTCCCTATTGCATGTTCTAGATATCTATCATGGATAGCACCATGCATTATTTTTAATGATCCTATTGGATCAAAACCAAAACCTATAGAATATGTTATCACTGCTACTACCCATAATTCCAATGACATTTTAACATTATCTTTTATTGAATCCCACTCACTTTCTATTATATCATTTCTCATAATACCCATGGATTTTAGTATTGAATCTCCCAAATGTACAAGTCTATTCTTTATATCATCGGTACTATTTGCTGATCTACTAGCCGGGTGTATGTTTATTAGATACGTGCTGATTCCTCTATAATAACTGCTATAGCCATCACTTATAACCACCCGCGTATTTGTATCTTCCAAATCCAGGCCAAATTTAATCCCTTCTGTGTTAACAGTTACTCCCCATTCTTGTAGAAAATCATTCAAATCTTCTATTTTGCGTGCAAATGCTTCACTATTTGCATACATATTCATACTTAATAAATCACTAAGATTAAACCCATTAATTTTTAAGTTTCTATTTTTCATTCTCACCACCATGGATAAAACTCCCAACCGTGATTTAGATGTGTCTAATAATTGGATACAATTCTCAATCATTCTATATCTAGTGGTTTTATATTGCTCATTGTCTCCTTGTAGTCCTACATTTTTGAAACTAACTTCTAGATCACTATCTAGTATTTCACTTGGATAAGCATATAGTTTGAGTATGCTATAGTCAATTGGATTGCGATTGCTATCACAACAGCGATCATTATCTCGGAAATCTACTAGTGTGTATGAATCAGGCTGCCTTTGTCTATATTCATAGATGCTATCTATGTTAATCAAGACATCACATATTTTTTGCATAATAATCTGTTCACCATCATACACATGATAGCTTTGCGCATTTTGGATACCTCTAAATGCTTTGCCTACTGTGTATATATCTCCTAGCTTCAATGCACTTACATGTTTCTTCATACTTTTTATGTGTATAGTTCTACAATGCCGTATTATCATATCTAGAATGCTCTCGTTCACCCCAGATAATCTCACAGGACCCCAATGTTGTATTTTTGTTATACTATTTGTAGAGCCTTTTATCTCCAACATATCTGGATATCTATGATATATTACTATATAATCGCCTTCATTAATCTTCTCTTGTGATTGTGACCATGTTTCAGTAATCCTTCCTGTTTTCAGCCCAGTAAGTATAACCTCCTTAGAGATTAAGCCCAGATGATATAATGGTGCTAAGAATTTCACATACTCATATGGCTCACGCAGAACTCTGGTTAAAATACGATTAATATCTGTCATTAATGGTCTACCATCCACTAATGTTGACTCTATCACTTCTAGATAATCTCTCTTTGATGGTTCTAAACCTATTGCTTCAAATCTTCTAACCACTTCTATGAGATGAGTCAAAACCTCTTTAGGTGCTGATTCTCTTGAGTTTCTATTTATAGCTGTAGAGGATCCTGACGTAAAAGTAGCATCATAAGCCATTATGGTTGGTTTATATCCATTTGATATCTTATTACTTCCAACTATTGCCACTATCTGTGTAACCACATCCCTACCTATCTTTTTTCTTAAGACCTGGCATGTTTCACGACCCACGAACACTGAGAATATGTTACCTAAGAATGTTGATAAAGTCTTTGCTCTATCTAATATAGCCTTACAGACAATATGCTTATCAACATTTAGCATAGGTATTGTGGCTATTTTACTTATTTCCATTTCCTGAATTTCTATTGGTATTAAGTCTACTGACTCTTCATCATGATCCTCTTCATTTGATATAATTTCCAAACCAAGGTCTATATCTAGATCTAGATCATCATCGCTAGGCAATTCTCCCATTATATCAAAATCATCATCATCAGATATACTGTTGTTAGAATCTGGCACCTTTATATCATGATTCAAGCCTAGCATTGCACGTTCTGATATTTCATATCTAAAGTCTGGTGAGCCTAAGATCCTTTCCAAGTTAGTTGAGATTACACCATCTCTGATCCATAAATCACATTCTTTAAGTAGAGCACGAATTTCTATTATTGAGTCCATTATCTTTGCAGAACTTGCAATCTCACCTAATCTGATAAATGTATTGGTTATTTCTAGTTCTGAAGAATGGCCTTCTCGTAGTATAGATTTATCATTTGTGCAGAATGCGGCACATGCATCATCAACTGGGCAGTCCAAATTATGGTCAGTCTTTGTAATTGTTACTCTTTGTAAAGTCCTAATACCAGTTTCAGTGCTAGCAAAGTCTCTTGTATTAAATAGTGCATCATAGCTGTGAATTAATCGCACATCAGATGCCATCATTCCTTTAACTCTACTCATTGCTCTATGTTTCATAACTTGGATATCATCTGATAGTAGCCGTGTATATGTGTATCTAAGTGCATCATATATAGTATATTTAGTCATGTAGGAAATTTCTCTATCTACGCTACCTCTGATTATGTCTAACCCTGCAATAACTCCACTATCATTGATTGTGCTATTGATAACATGCCTCCTTTTTTCTGATCTAAGCGTTTCAACTTCCCTTATGTATTCTTCATATATATCCAGTGTATCATCATCTAAATCATTCAATATCTGTTTAATTTCTTGATTAGTAGCTTTACCTAATCCTAATTCCTGTCGTTTAAAGGATAGATATGTCCTCATCTCATTCCTAATCTCTCTAATTAAGGAATCATACAATGGCAATGCCTCACAAGTTAGAGTCTGGACACTAGTAGTGGAACTAGCTCTAGCTAGTGATAATTCCAGATTTACAGGCATAAATACCCTAGAATTAGATACTGTTGCCATTGCATATCCTTTGGTTAGTCCATCCACACCCCTCTCTATACCTCTAAAGGAAGATTCAATCTCATATAATTTCTTAATACAATACATTTGGTTTGATCTAGATCTACCTACAACTTGGGATGGTTTCTCTAATGCTAGTTTCACATTTGTGTTTAATTGATTTCTCCCAGTCAAGACATCATTTTTTGCATATTTCACCATGGAAGATAGATTCAATCTCACATTGAAATAACTATCAGGTATAGCTAATATAGATAGTCCTGTACTAGTGTTTAAATCCACATCCGCAAAATAATTCACATCATCATCCACACTTGGTTGTATCATGGATATTGCAATATAACTTGATAAATCCATTTGTATACCGCTAGTAGCTTCTATTTCTTTAATACATTCATCAACACTAGCATCCTCACTTATTAACCTATTGTCAGTAATCATAGATAATAATCTATGTCTTTCACTAGCATTGTTCACTCTACCTATTTGCTTATTTATAGATCTCAACATCTTAATGGCATCCGTGGATCTAGGACCCATTATTGCCAAAGCTTCTTGTGTTATTATGCAATAGCCGCCTATAGCTACTGGTAGATCAATTCTTCTTAATCCTTTATATTGATCTGAAACAAATCCACTACTCAATACAGATTTCAGGGCTATCTCAGGATCATTTTTTCCACCTGGAAGCATGTGATATGGCATGTACCCTACATAGTTGGCTATAAACAAATTGATGGCATATATTTCCGGTGGGCATAGTTCTCTTACTACATTAGCTAACGATCCTACTCTCGACATTACATCTTCAGCAGGTGATGAGAAAGAACTTGGTGCCATGAGACTAGATATGTACCTTGATATAGTAGGTAGTAGATCACCATTAATAATTATTTCTGATAAAAACTCCTCAAAGAATCCAGAATGTGTCTTTGATATTGACATATTCAAAGAGAATCCTAATTGTAGGGTTTTTGTAGCTTCTAATAGTAAGTGACCATAACTAATATATCTATCTAGAAATACATCCTTTATTCTACTGGGTAGAAGTATTAAGACCTTCCTTAAACCATCGTCGGAATGGGTGAAATCTACACTATTGAAGTCTATTGCTGTGACAGGATCCACCTGGAGTGATTCAGCAAAAGTGTTAATATGTTCACGAAGTACGCTAGTTATAAAGGATTGGCATATGACCCCTGACAAGCTACCAAAGTAATTAAAATTACCTTGAAGCCAATTATAATTTACAATAAAATAATTCCTCTTCAAGCCCTCTGTTACTTTATAAATAGGAAAATCTTCATCACCTGTTACATCATGGTACTTTAGTGATGATATCATTACATTGTCAGGTATAATGATCTTCTTTTCTAGATAGACAGACAGTATAGTAAACCATTTCAATTTCTCTCTTAATGTAAGCATCTTCATATTAAATAAAAGGAGCATGAATTTAATAGGATTATCTTTAGCAGAGAATTTTGATTCATCAATTGATATTGATGCCATTAGCTGCGAGTATCTCCAGTGGAATTCATCTTCTAGTTCTTTCTTTTTCTTATCTGCATTCACAGTCATTCTTTGTATCTTCTCTTGTATTATTCTAACTTTATGTCTGCCAGAAATATGTATCATTTCTTCAGTTGTAACACTACTTATAGAGTTAGCAAGACTATCCAACCCATACATTGAAATTTTAGTGCCTAATTGAGCCATGTATATTTCTCTATCATCTTTATCTTTTTGACCTTTATCAAACATTGAAATCACTGGTGATATATCAGAAATATTGTCAGTGTCCATAACTTTTTTTACATACCCATCAGTTACTTTCTTTACACTTAGGTCTGTGTTGTCTCTCGATATCATGGATCTAGCCAGTGTATCTCGGACTTCTGCGGATGATGTGAAAATGTAATCATCTAATCGACCTGAAAGGTAGGCACGTCTATCTGATTTATAAACTGGCTGCATTTTGTTTAAAGACCCTGATGTATCTGTCGATCTAGTAGGTTTTGCATTATCGTGACCTAACTTTTTTGTGACACCAGCTCTATATAGCATCTCACTTACATTACCTTTAATCTTATGGCCACCAGGAGTTTCCTCTAAGTATAAGTCTGACTTTAGATTAGGTGAAGATGCACTTTCTACTATCACTGAGCTTTTGTTTTTTGTCATAGTGTTGATCTGTGCAATGTCTGTATCAAATTTAGACTTTTTTGCAAGGAATTCCCTTACCTTAGGCATATGCCTATCAACATTTGTTACCATGAAATGCATTGCAGCTGCAATAAATCTAACTGTATCCATAGTATATAGGCTGCAACCATCCGTAGGTGAGTCTAAGATAATCTTACCATTAGATATGGATTCATACTCTAATTGATATTCAGCTGGTGTTTCAACTAATTTCCTCATAGTAGTGGTTCGGTTATGCATTGATTTACTTGTAGCATATACTAATGCGTATATCTCATTTGTAACATCTCCCACATCAGTTATTCTGAGACCACTAAGTGGTGATATAATATCTTGGTCATTCATACCAGCATTTATTATATTTCCATCATCATCATAAAGTATCTCCTTTCTTTTGCTATAGGATAAGCAATCATTATTCTGTATTACTTCTATAAAGTCTATTAACATTGTATCTATAACAAAATCTGTCACACTTTTAACACCATATGCATATTTCTCATCTATGAACGACCTTAGTGGTGATACTTCAGCTATAGCTAGTGATTGCATATGATGTGCATTGCCTGCTATTATATTCAAACCCTTAGTATACGCTATTGATGCTAGAAAAGACGTGACCAAACCATCTATTGCTAGATGTGGTGCATAGTTCAAACTATTTTTATTACCTGTATTTGATAATACTGAGAAGGATAACAAGTTCTGTATAGTGGACATAGCTAATCTATTAGCCCTAACTATATCTAATCTCATAGGCTTTGAGTACATATATATGTGATTATCATCACAAAATAGGTATGATGAATTCATCCTGTCAATTAGAAAAATCTTATGCTCTAAACTACTGGTATCAAATACCCTATTCTTGTTGTATATTTTTACTGAGATATACAGAATGCTATTTTTCTGGTTTAGTGCAGATGATGTCTGTATCTGTATTATCACCATGTCTGTGGCAGATGAATGATGTATCTTTAATCTAGGTGAGGTTGCAGCAATACTAGTAGAAATGATCCCTTTAAAGAATTGTGATATATCTTCTGTGATTTTAAAACTCAGTCTTTTACTTATGAAATCATATGCTCTCTCTCTATTATTCTCTACATATTGATTTGTTCCCTTTAAACCATCTAACACTGCTCTATAAATCTCAAAATTCTTTGGCTCCTTGTCTACTCTTTGGCTTAATATTTCTCGCAACATACTATGCATCTTAGACATATCTGATCTACACTTTAGACACATAGGCTTGATGTAGACACTTCGAGTCTTTTGCCTATAGTTGTCTGGCTTAGAATCTACTTTGACTCCTACACCACATGCTCTCATAAATGCAGCTGCTTGTCTAGTACCCCCTCTGGCCCTAACTCTCAATACTTTTGATGCTTTGGGCACACTTGTTCCTATTAATATAGAAACACCCTGCGTGATTAAACCTGCTTCCGGGTGGTACTTTATGGGATCTTTAGTTTCCTTCCTCCTTATATGTTCAGTCAATCCATCGCCTGGCATAAGTTCTTCATCTTCAATATTGTCTAGTCTCTTCGGATTCAATATGCTAGCATTAAATGACCTCTTTGAAAATATTAGGCCTAAAAATTCTATTTCTGCCTCTACGCTAATTCTATTTTTTCTATATGTATATATCTTCCCTGGCTCATATCTAATTGTTTCTTCTATCCAATGGTCAGGTTTACTTAGCTTAACTATTGATAGACCCTTTGCCTTTATACAAGATTGCTTTATAATTTCATCTACTCTTGCATCATTCATGTTAGTGTATGATCCCTTGTTTATAGCCACAAAACTTGTTGGTATGAAGCATGCAAACGGTGCCCTAGAAGTTGCCGTGTGAGTCAATTCTATGTCTTTCATCTCCGACATTTTTACATAATGAGAAAAAAGTAATTTCTTAATAGGCTCCTTGGAATAGAAGCCATCCGGTCTCCAAGCCATCAATTTATCTGCACATGCGTTCACATTCTCTCTATATCTATGTGAACCAGCAGCCTCCCAATATGCTTTCCCAGTGGGCCATTCAGTAATGTCTTGCTTCTCTATAATTTTCTTTGCAATTTGTATGTATTTTGTTTCTAGTAGCTTATTCAAATCGAGTTCTGCTTGATAGCGTACTATTACCTCATGCCAGAAATCAGTAATTTCTTTTAATATAATACCAGATTTTAATATTGTGTTATCCATACCATACAATAGGGATCCTATCGTTAGAGTTCTGGCTTCAACATTCAAGCTTTTTAGTAAATGGGGCAAATTTACATACATATCTTCTCTAGATGATGCCCTTAAACAATCTTCTATAGACAAATCTGTTGTAGAGGTTATACTATCTATGTCAACATCTAATCGGGACATAAATACTTGGTATGTTCTATATAGGCTAACTACAGTGGTTATTATTCTATCTAACACCCTTATCTTACTTATTTTATCCTTTATATTATCTAATGAATTTATCTTATCAACTATATAGTCAACAACCTGCACATTGTCATACTGAGTCATTATCCATAGCCTGTCTGGCTCTGGATTATAACCCATAATTATTATATTACATCTAATGCCTTTAATTAGCTTACTATAATTGGAACTATACTTATCATATACTTTATAAGACTCTAGTGGTGTGATATATCCTGATTTATAATCTACTATATTCACTGACCCTCTGTATTCCATTATTCCATCTGGTGTCATATATGTTGAGTAGTCTGATAAATTGCCCTTCATCATTTTAATTTTGGTTGCAATAGTATTTGTATCACAACCATTCAGCATTTCTGGCACTGATTTCTCCACTATATCACCAAACATGTCATGCCTATTTTCTTTGAGATCTCTCACTATTGATGCCATCTCAACTAGATTTCTGTCAGTAGGTTTTTGAACACCCATCAATGACGTGAGTCTCTCGACTTGATCTATCATGTTTACATAGCCTAGATGTGCTTTCATCCTTGTCATGAAATCTAGATCATAATCACTCTCTATTGTAGGATTCCTGCCAGTATAGCTACTACAAACAACATTATTGTCACAGACCATCCGATCTTTAGATTGAATTGTGAATGATTGAACATCTGCCATCATCTACTAGCTTCTTCTGATTCCTCTTTTGTTTAGTATTTATCTCTGTTTTGTGTACA